TAGCCATCGGTTCCAACTGTGAGTACTTGTCCGGCTGAACCTATTGGCAGTCTAGTATTACTGCTGGCACCGTAGTAAGTGATGTCGCCAGGAGTGGAGTTAGTAGATGACCCTTGAGCCATGATTTGCCAATAGCCAAGACCCAAATCTGTTGTAAAACTACTCGAACTGATGTAAGCAGTTACACAGATATAGCTTGAGCCACTAGAACTAATAGCATCATTGATAGTGTAGGCTGTGGTTGTGGCAAACGGGCCGCGCCAGTTTACTCTTATTTTTCCTAAATTTACTGTAGTTACGGCCATGTTTTATCCTATATTCAATATTTAGCTAGTAAATGTAGCTATTAAATTTCCGCTTGCATCTACGCTGTAATTGTAAATATCTGTTCCAATATCTACCATCACATACGAACTGTTCTGTCCGTCAGTAGTGTAGTTAAATGCTTGTCCTGTAGTGACTGTATAAATTAAATTGTTGTTTCCATCTAGTGCAAATGCATGTACTGCGGTTGCTTGTGGTGGTGTTGCACTGATAACACCACTACCGTTAATTGTTACTGTAGTTCCGTCAACTTTAACACCGCCAAGTTGAGAAGTAGTTGCTGTGGCTAGTCCAATAGTACCGCTTGAATTTGTGATGCCGCTTGTTCCTACTACAGGAATAATTACACCACCTAGTACCGTTGTACTAGCAGTTGGAGTTGTTGCGCTAATAGTAATACTAGCTGTACCGTCAAAACTCACACCGTTGATTGTTCTTGCAGTTGCTAGTTTTGTTGCTGTGGCTGCATTACCTGCCAAAATATAAGTTGCTAATGTAGTTGCTGTAGTTCGTTTACTGACCGGTGCGCCACTAACGTCAACAACTGGTAAAACAACTGTGCCGTCTACAACTGTTAATGGTGGTAATTGCGAAATTTTAATTGGCATAATCTTAGCCTATAACAAACGTTAACGGCGTTCCTCCGGCAGTATTAAGATCAATTTCTTTATCCAGTGCCAGTATTTCTTCTTTGCCAGCGGATAATAATGCTGTACCGTTGAGAGTGATTGGGCTACCAGGCCCTGCAATACTACCAAACTTACTGCGAGCTTCGCCTAGCATTAGTTTACAAGTTGCCAGCGTATAATCACGGAACCATTGCTTGGCATAAATGTCTTGTAACAAGACAAAGTCCGGGCGGAAATTATGACAACGTACTAATATTTGCTCGCCTGCGGCAAACGGACGTTGTAATATTGTCAGCGTGTGACTGGTTGTCTTCCACTTGAATTCAATATAACTACCAAACATGCGTCCCACTAATTTTTGGTAACCTGCAAACAGTTCGTATGTTGCTAGGCCACCCATCGTGCTTCCGTTTAACAAATATGTGTTTGTGTACGCCAAGTTGAACGGCTCGAACAATGTTCCGCCTGCACCCATACCACTTCGACTGCCTATTGATCGTCTAAATACACTTTGTACTTCTACTACTTCGTTAGGTAATCGATATTCGTTTACGTCCTGCTGTAATTCTAAAAACATGTAGCTTTCTTCTACCGCATTACTGCTACGTTGGCGATACCTGTTTATTGCACGATCTAGTGCTGTTTCGTAATGCTTAGGATCTAGTTCTACTTCAACCATTCCGTCGCCCAGCATATCACGAACGTAATCGAATACTTTATTGCGTTCTATAACACTCTCGGATTGCCCGGGATCTGAAGGGTATGTATCTGCCATAATTAGTTCTCCACTCATATTTATCTAACGATAAATATCATATGCCAAGACTTTCCTTATACAAGCCCGAGCGTGGGCAAGATTACAAATTTATAGATCGCCAAGTAAGCGAGATGTTCCAAGTTGGGGGTACAGACGTCTATTTGCACAAATATATAGGTGTTTTAGACCCTACAGACAACACGCAAACATTACCTGTAACTGCTATTCAAGACGTGGTATTTTTAGAAAACCGTGATAGAAAATACGACTCTAGTATCTATAAAATACGTGGATTGTATAACGTACAGAATATAGACTTTAATTTAAGTCAATTTGGCCTGTTTATAGACAATGATACAGTTTACATGACTGTACATATTAATGATTTTATCAAGTATATAGGGCGTAAACCCATAAGTGGTGACGTGATAGAACTGCCGCATTTGCGAGATCAGTTTGCATTGTTCGATGCAGATGTTAGTTTGCCACGATATTACACTATTGAAGATGTGGGCCGAGCTAGTGAAGGGTTTAGTGCTACTTGGTTCCCACATTTATACAGATTAAAACTGAAGAAAATAACAGCTGGTCAACAATATGCTGACATTCTTAATCAAGTTGCGACCGATGTTAACGGTGATCCGGATCCAAGCGGTACAACTTTAAAAGATTTACTCAGTACTTACAACCAAGAAATTGCCATTAACAACAGCGTGTTATCTGAAGCCGAAGCTAATGCAAGTCAAAGCGGATACGAAACTAGACAATTTTATACTCTAGCAGTTGATGACAAGGGTCGTGCTAGTTTGCAAACCGCAGACGAAACTGAGTTAGATGCTAGTAATGCATCTTATGCATCAAGTAGCACAGAAAATAAACCTCAACGTACAGGCTATACAGGCTATCTTGTCGGAGATGGATTTCCCGCTAACGGCTATGACTTTGGACACGGTATTCAATTCCCAGAGTTACCAGGTAAAGATGATTTCTTCCTGCGTACAGACTTTTTACCCAACAGACTATTCCGCTTTGACGGAGTACGATGGATTAAAGTTGAAGATGCTGTACGTATGAATATGACTAACAACGACACACGTCAAACACTAAAAACTAGTTTTATTAACAATACCAAGTACTTGTATGATCAAGCTGTTGTTATAGACTATGTTGTATTAGCAGTTGGTAATACAAATTTTGTTACAGAAGTTGCCGCTCCGGTTGTAGCATTGTACCTAGTGTTGAAATTAGATGCATTTGAAGTTGCATACACTATAGCAGATCATCCTGGACTTATTACATCACTGGGCGGTAAGGTTAAAGTTACATTGCCAACAGGCGACACTATAAATTATTCTGGTACCTGGCGAATTAGTTTCTGCAACGGCAGAGAAGAACAACGTCAATCGTTATCAAAAGTTCTTAAATATAAACCAGAGGCGGATCTATAATGCAGTTCTTTTATGATGGTCAGATAAGACGCTACCTAGTACAAACTATTCGTGTATTAAGTAATTTTGTAGTGAGATACGGAGATGGTAGTCTAGTACGTGTTCCGGTCATGTACGGCGATATGGATCGCCAGGCTGCAAGTATACTTCGTAACAATTCAGAAAACACAGTTAACAGTGCTCCGAGAATTGCAGTTTATATTACTGGTTTAGAATTGGACAGAGACAGATTAAGTGACAGCACCTACGTAGGAAAACTGCATGTGAGAGAACGCAACGTTGATGCCAACTCAAATTATGTACAGGGCCAGGGTAAAAATTATACTGTTGAAAGACTAATGCCTACACCGTTTAAACTTACAATGAAAGCTGACATTTGGTCTACTAGTACAGAACAAAAATTACAAATATTAGAACAGATACTTGTACTATTCAATCCAAGTTTAGAATTGCAAACAACAGACAACTATATTGACTGGACTAGTTTAAGTGTACTAAACTTAACCGGCACTAGTTGGTCTAGTAGATCCGTGCCATCAGGTGCTGATACCCCGATAGACATTGCCACACTAAGTTTTGAAACTCCTATATGGATTAGTCCCCCGGTTAAAGTTAAACATCTTGGTGTTATTACCAATATCATTACCAGCATATATGAAAGTGTTACTACATCTGAAGATGCTTATATTGAAGGATTAGGACAACCACTAGGCGGTACTACTACAACATTAGCTGGACTATTATCCAGACAATCAGTCACTATAGATGATTTTGGTATTGCGGTGCAAGGCAATCAAGTGATCTTGATATCAGATATTAAACACGAAAGTCGACTTGCTAACATAGACGAATTAACGACCTACCAAGGTATGTCACAACCATGGGATGACATATTTGCTAGATATCCAGGAAAATTTACAGCAGGATCTACAACTATATTTTTAAAACAAGTTGACGGTTCAGATGTAGTAGGTACCGTGGCAATTAATCCCCTAGACGAAACTAGACTTGAAGTTAGTTGGGATAAAGATACATATCCTAGAACCAACGGTATTGACAGTAATGGGCTTATTGATCGTATTGACATAGACTATGACGGTGCTGGTAGCTATCGTCCAGGCAGTCCCGGCACATTTGATGCTATCATTAATCCGCTAACTAAAGGTCCAAGAGGTGCAGGTTTACCTAATCCCACTGCTGGTATGAGGTATCTTATTATTGAAGACATTGGCAACATTGATAATATTGATGGAGCAGATGCATGGAAATCTAATGCCGGTGACGATTTAGTTGCTCATGCTAATGACATTATAGAGTGGGACGGCGATCAGTGGAATGTAATATTTGACAGTGTTCACAAACAAGACATCATCATATATCAAACGAATATATATACAGGAATACAATACATGTGGAATGGTGTATCCTGGATTAAATCGTTTGAGGGTGAATACTTACAAGGACAATGGAGAATAGAACTTTAACAGATCAGATTGTTTGTAGCGGAGCATTGTTCTACGCCAAAGCAACACGGCGATTTTTACTGTTACAAAAAGCCCAAGGCAAACACACAGGTACTTGGGGACTCGTAGGTGGCACAAACTTACAGAATGAAAATCCATGGCAGGGATTACAACGAGAAGTTACTGAAGAAATTGGATCAATGCCGCTAGTGTTAAAAACAATCCCTATAGAAACTTTTGTTTCAAACGATAAAATTTTTAATTTTCACACTTATCTATGTGTGGTAGAAAATGAATTTATCCCAGTACTAAGTGATGAGCATATTGCTTGGGCATGGTCTACAATAGATTATGCCCCAAAGCCCCTACATCAAGGGCTTCGTAATAGTTTTTCAAACAAGACAATTCGTACTAAATTACAAACTATATTTGATATTATCGAATTAATTTAACCGGTAAACGACCAAGCAGTTGTTGAACTGAATGGCTGGCGTAAAACCTTGTTTGGAGCACTTTGCAAACTTTGCAAATCTGTGTATGTGCCAGCAGTGTCGCTTAATCTAGCAGTAGACGATGATGTAGATATCCAATTGGCAACTTCGGCCTGATTATACTCAGGACGAGCTTCTAACAAACATGCAACAACTCCTGCCACTTGCGGTGCAGCCATGCTGGTTCCACTGATCTTTGTGGCTTTAAAACTGGCATTGTCAGGATACGCAACACTGTCGTTAGCAACTTCAAGAGTTGATCCCACTGGAATAGCACCCATAATTTCTTCGCCCGGTGCCCATACACTTATTCCCGGCCCGGAATTACTAAAAAAATTCTTACCTTCTGGATCAGCAATTTTTACAGAACCCACAGTGATTACTCCTGATGTGTTACACGGAGTTGCTCCTCGATGATAGTACGTTGTTCCAAGAACACTATCTGTATAATAGTTGTTGTAATCTGTGCCGCCGCTCACATCAATTTTGTGAGCATCATTGCCAGCTGCCGCTACCAAAATAACGCCAGCATTAACACAATCCAAAATATCAGCATCAACTGAAGAAACACGTACTGGATGATAATAACGTGTTGGGAGTGTTAGTCTGTTGTAAATTGTGCTTACCATTCCGTACAAACTTTGTGCTGTGGTAGCAGTCCACGGAGTTCCTCTATAATTTCCGCCAGTAATATTTTCATAAACTTTGTAATATGCCCAACTCATATTCACCACTGTGGGTCGTTTGTAACCTAAATTTGTATTTGATTTTAAATTATGCCAAGCTCTGATCAAGTTAAAACTTGCGCTTACACCAAATGCCGCAGGATTATCTAGTATAGCTATTGAATAAATGTTTGCGGCTTTGGCCCAGCCATATAATCTCCCGGCTGCTGTGCTGGTAACATGCGTTCCATGCCCGTCTGGATCTGTATAATGATTGGCAGCTTGAGTGTATGTACTAGTTAGTCCAGCAACTGTGGGCCAGTTAACTTGTTGTAGTCTACTAGCAGTGCCGTCAAATGTTAACCATTCTGGATGTGTTACCAGTATTCCACTGTCTTGAATAACAACATCAACTCCGTTGCCTGCTACCGGAAATCCGTGTGTAAAATTAATATCCGTATTAATTGAAGAAAACGGATTCGTAGCGTTGACACAAGCAGGAATACCCCAGTTGTAATGTGTATTATCAAGAACGTTGGTTTTTGAATATAGTCGAGTAGTGTCAACTGATGTTCCTTTTAAAATAAATCCATTTTCTGCTTTCGTGCCGTATCGAACGTCTAAAATTCTAGGATCTTGTTTTAAAAGTTCTGCTTCGCCGAGTGTTAACACAAAGTCAACGTTGCGTAAACTATCAGGTTTTTCGTTGAACAATTCAACTGCCCTGTTGGGCATGAACTCATTGTGATTAGTTCCGCTAACCATGTCGTCAATAAATGAGTCTACATCAACTCCAAGATTTAATGTGACAACCGCTTTGTTTTGATCTTCTGTACTCATTGTTTAAATTCCTGTTGTGTCGGCGTTGTAGAAATATTCGCCAGTGCCGTCGTTGGTGTATGCTCCGCCGTTAATACTCCATTGTAAGTATTGTCCGCCAGCTCCGCCATTGTTACCAGTCATAAATCTTATGGGATAATATACCCCTGCTGTTAGATTTATGTTTCCACTGTATGTGTATGCGGCTCCTCTAAGTCCTGGTTGGGCTATGATTGCGTTGCTGGTGGTATAACCGCTCACAGCAGTATCACCTATCCATAAATAGCCAGCATCGTCACTTGCTATTCCAAAATTGTATCTAGCAGTCGAGGGTGCTAAGAAATAACCTAAGTATTGATAACTTGTTGTAAGAGTGCCCAATGTTGATGCTATATTGTTTGTTGCGCCGACCGGTGTCATTGCAGTAAAAAAGTTAACATCGTCATTCCAATATCCTGCTTGACTATATTGATACAGGCCTGCTACAGGATAGATTGTTCCTCTAATGACTATTGTATCAATTTGAAAGTCATCAGCAGCCGTCAAGCCAAGATCAATTCTGATACCTGTAATAGTGCTAGTGGTCCAATCTGTTCCGCCGACAGCTAGGCTTCTCATGTCAATGGTTACCCATTGGAATGCTCCGCCATAGGTTGGTTCGGTAAATTGAGCATAAAATAATGCGCTTTCAGTATGTCCGGCTGTGGTATAAAATATTTTTCCATCCCATCCTGTTCCGGCAGTTCTTAGTAGTCTAATTTGTACATATGGATATTGACTGCCTGCAAAATTAACAGTTCTACGTATTATAGGATCAACAGCGGTGGAATTCAATGTGACAAAAGTTGCGCCAGCTGTTAGCGTTGCATTGGCCGCTGAAAAAGATTCAAGAACACTGGTAAAATCATAGAGGAATGGCGTGGCGGCAGTTGCTACTCCGTTAGGAACTAGTGCGTTGGCTTTGCTGTATGCGCTGGACATACTGATAGCTCCAGACGCAACTCCTAATAGTGTTCTAACAGCTGATTCATTTAATGACGTGGCAGTTGTGGCAGTTCTGCCCAACTCCAAAGCAATGGATTGTCCAGCAGTTGCTCCTGCTAAACTGATTGCGCCCGATGCATTCAGTGGCATTGATTAACGTCCTCTCAGTGCGGCAATTTCTGCACGTAACAATTCAATTTGTGCCTGTTGTTCTTTCATAGCTTCAATCAACAAGCCAACTGTGTTGCCATAAGCAACACTTAACATGCCTTCTTTGTCTGCCAACACTGCTTCTGGCAAAACTTTTAGTAAATTTTGTGCCACAAGACCAGTACCACGTTCACCGTTGCTTTTTCTTGTGAATGTTACACCATTCAACTGCAAGACTTTGTTCAATGCATCAGGTATAACTTCAATATTTTCTTTTAATCTTTCATCTGAGTAAGCAGTCACGTTGGCAGTGGCAGTAAAGTTTCCAGCTTGATCCCATTGTAATAACCATGCATTATCTGCGGCATTGTATATGCCTTGTGCTGTTGTGGTCATCATCAGTGTGCCACACAATGCGTTGGCAGTGTTTCTAAATGAGATACCACTCCAACCGTTCTTTTCACCTTGGATGGCAACAGCACCATATAAACTTGCTGGTGTTCCAATAATTGGTGTAATACCCAATCCAGTTTTTACATGGGCAAGACTTGCTTTACGATAAAAGTTATCTCCAGCGTTGGTTACAATAAACTGACTAATTGTGGGATTTTCGCTCGCTCCAGTATTGCTATTAATATAGTTTGTGTACGCATATCCGCTGCCGTCTGTACGGACAAATGCGTTTGCGCCTGGTGCTACACTTGCGTTGGGAACAGTTACTCCGTTAAAGTTTCCGGCATGTACACGACCTGTAACGCCTAATCCTGCTGAAATCCTAACTGCGCCAGTTACAGTACTAGTTGCGGCAGAGCCAGTACCGGTAAATGTAAACGAAGTCAAACCGCTAACTGTTCCGCCAGCAAAGCCAGTAGCGTTAACACCTGTTAAGTTTGATCCGTCACCGTAAAATGCTCCGCCATATATATTTCCGGCAGCACCGATGCCGCCTAGGGTAACAATACTTCCAGTGCCGGTTGAAGTGGACGCATCAGACGCTGACACGGTGACTTTTCCGCCAATATTAACAGCTCCACTAACGCCTAATCCGCCAGTAACAACCAATGATCCACTAGTTGTATTTGTTGATGCCACATTGGTTGGTATAGTGACTTTGCCCGTGGAGTCTGATTGAATTACAATTGTGCCTGCGCCGTTAGATATAATTATGTTATTGCTAGTTCCGTCGATAGTAGCACCATCATTGCCGCCAATAATAACGTTATTATTCCCAGTCAGTAATGCCAGTCCAGAAAGATAACCAATACCAATGTTGCCAGCGCCAGCTGAATTTTTTAGCGCATCGTGACCCAGTGCTGTACTAGTGTTTCCTAGACTGAGTCCCATTGCGCCGGCGCCTATGGCTGTGTTACTACTTCCGGATCCAGTAGTTAACGCATCTGACCCAACAATCACGTTGCTGTTTCCGCCAGTCATCAATGATCCAGCATTGTATCCAACAGCAACGTTGTCACTGGCACTGGTTATTCCAGACAGTGTTTTATAACCAACGGCTATGTTGTGAATGCCGGTTACGTTAACTGCTAACGGAGTATCGTTTCCTGTTCCGCCTCCAATGCCAACGTTAGTATTTGATCCCAAGGCAGCTCCAGCGCCACGGCCGAATCTAATACTGTTAAAATATGCGTCTGGACCAACGTTTAAGTTTCCTGAAATACCAACACTACCTAACACTCTAAAAGCATTACCAGTAGTAGTTGTGGTGCCGTTGGTAGAGTTGTTGATAAACACGGTGCCTGAAATAATACCACCGTTGTAACCGCCCGATGCCGAAGTTAAAACTGGACTATAGGTGCCAGATGCTATATCATACACATATATAATGCCGCCAGCGTAAATGTCATTTTCAACACCCATGCCGCCATTAACAATCAACGCACCTGTATCTTTGTTAGTTGACAGCGTAGTGGCAGTGATATTAATAGCACCAGAGACTGTGCCGCCTTGGAAAGCACTGGCAGCTGAGTCAACGTATGCTTTATTTGCGGCATCTAATGATGCTACTGGTGTTGCTAGATTTGTAATCTTACTGCCAACAACATTTATATCACCGGCTGCATCAATAATAAAATCACTGCCCGAAGTCCATCTTGGAACACCAGTTCCAGTATTGATAATATTCTTAGTGTACAGTACGCCCGACATGTTAATATCAACAGCACTAACGTCATCTAATGTTGACGATCCAGAAACAATCAAACTGTCAGCATCTAGTGTGTTGTTAATTGTTATTGCGCTAGTTGTTACTGCGCCTCTAGTGGTAACTGATTGTAATGTGTCAGTTTCGGTATAACTTGTTAGGAATGCGGTTAAATCTGGCGGTGTGTATGTAAACACACCAGTTGTATTACTATAAGTTAACGAGCCGTTGCCGCTGGCAGTTGGTTCGGCAGCTACGCTAAATGCTGTTAGTGCCGCACCGCCTCCTGAACCACCGCCTACACTACTGATAACTCCGGTAGTTGGATTGATAGTTATGGTAGTACCATCAACCTTTACAGTTCCAAAAGTTGTGGTTGTTGCTGGTGTGGCAAAGATGCTGTTAACTTCAGCAATTGTTGCGATGCCTTGTACGGGCTTGACACGCCAAACTACGCCATTCCATACCCAGGTAGTGGTACCTGAAACATATTCTGCGTTGAGTAGCGGATCGTTTGGAAAATTCAATGCCATTTCTGTGTCCTATCCTTTTAAGGCTTGGGGTATTTGTCTTTTACTGCTTGAATTTTTGCAGCCATTTCTTCAGCGGCAACACCGCCTTTCCATAGTGCATCAAGTTGGTCACCCATTGACGGATACTCTTTCTTACGTAAAGATTGATAACTTTTTTGCTGATTCTCAATTTTTATAAGTTCTACGTTGCTTAACACTGATTGTTTGTCAAATATTTCAGGTTGATTTTTAAACCATCTTATCGTATCAAGATCATCATTTTCAATCGCAAACTCAGAATCGGGATATAATATTTTAATGCTATGTGCTAATAAACTCATTGTTTAATCTCCTGAACCATAATTACAATATCAGCATCATAACCCCATAAGCTATTATCGCTTGCTGTATATCCCCAAGTTGTTGTATTTGCACCTTCTGGTGCAGATTCAAATCCATAAGTGACAGTTGATGTTGTACCGGGGAAATCAACAGCTTGTATCGACTCTATATTCTGATCGTTCTGATCATATCCATTACCCGGACGGATTGCGCCGCCAGCAATAACATTTCGACTGCCATTTGAACTGCCAGCTGAAGTAAGAGCATAACTTTTCGTTCCACCAACGGACCTAAATGCTCTCAGTACAGTTAGAATATTCGACGCACTGTTTTGATTAAATGGAATATGATATTTGACGATAATCATACTGTTTGCAAATACTGGAGTTATAGTGACTCTATAAGCTGATGATGGTTCTTGCCAACCACCAGAGTGTGTAGTTGATACTCTTGTTCCACTTGCTACATATTGGGTTTGAACTACCATACCGGTTGAAAGTGCGGCNCCAGTAACGCTGCCGGCTGCTAGACTACCAGCAGGGTTAATGATAATTGTGCCGATCATGCTGCCGTGCGCTTGGCAGAGATATCCGTAGGTGCCGCTGATGCTGGCTGGTATTTTCCAGTATAGTGTACCACTAGTTTTGCCCTGAGCACTTGATCCAGTTGTGACCACCCCTACACTGGTCACATGTGTCAATCCTGTGTCATAGTTTGCGCCCGAAAAACGGATCAAGAATGGATGACTACTCAGCGCACCTGTGCCCAAATCAAACGCTATAGTAGTGCCAGCTGTGACGTATATAGTTGGATTGTTGCCCGTGTATTGATCAAACAAATATGCTGAAGATCCATTCGCAGTAACGATCAATCTCGTGGTTGCCTGCAAATAAATTTCGTCTACAGTTAAGGCTGCGCTCGTAGCATCTGACAGTCCTGAAAATGTACTAGCACCACTGGCATATTGTGGTATATTCAAAGTACCGCCACTAAAAGTGGCCGCGCCGCTGGATCCAGTAGTGGTCAGTGTAATGGGAGCTTGGTAATCAGTTCCAGCTGTGGCCGCAGTAAGACTGTTTGCTCCATTGCCTTTAACAATGCCACTGATAGTTCCAATAGGTGCTTGATAGTCAGTGCCAGCCACAGCGGCTGATATCGCAGTGGCATTGCCTTTCAACACGCCAGTGATACTTGTTGCAATTGTTATGGCTGGAGTTGAACTAGCAGTAGCCACAGTGCCTGTGAAACCATTTGCAGAAGCAACACTTACGCTGGTAACTGTGCCAGCACCTGCTCCGCCTGCGGTGGCATCAGCATCGTTGATCCAATTGGTACCATTGTACTTTAATACTTGGCCAGTACTTGGGGTAGTAATAGCCACATCAGTCAAGCCATCCAAACTAGAGGCAGCAGAAACTGTGACAGTATCAGTAGTGGCATTTGTAGTGATTGTGACATTTGTGCCAGCTACCAAAGTCAATGTATCTGTTGCGGACTCAGCTAGCACATCAGATTGTCCCGCTACTGCGATAGTGGAAAAGCTATTTGATGCAGTTCCGCCGCTACCAGAAGCAGAAATTGTAATTGTATCAGTAGTGGCATTTGTAGTGATTGTGACATTTGTGCCGGCCACCAACGTCAAAGTATCTGCTGTGGAGTCAGCTACCACATTAGTTTGACCTGCTACAGAAATTGTACTGAATGAATTGGGTAAACTTGCTTCGCTGGCCACAGGAACCCAGGCTCCTGCATGAGCATAATATACTTTACCAGTATCATGAACGTGTGCTATCATACCGTGATAGTCTACCGGAGAAACTTCGGCATTAAGGTCAGCCAGTGTGTCCCAATGAAATCTTATTCGATTTTTTTGACCAGTAGCTTGAATAGTACCAGTCACAGTCAAAATGTTTGAATTCCAGATTAAACTAGAGTTGTCATCGACCACAGTTCCGGCACTGGGATAGTAAGCAATAGCGCCACTTACTCCAGAGTTAACAGTTCCGCTGCCGCCCCCTCCTCCGCCCACTGCGGTGATAATTCCGTTGTTGATAGTGATAGTTGAACCATCGACTTTTACACCACCTAATGTGCTAGTAGTTGCGGTGGGCAAAGTATATGTAGAGCCGCCGCCTGATCCTACAGAAAAACTGGGAGCAGACGGCTGTATCCACTGACTGCTGTCACCGTCATCTAAATATATCAACAACTCGCCAGATTCTGTGTCTAACCAAAGACTCCCAGACCGAGCGTTGACTGGCGGAGTTTGTGATACTTGGACTCCTAGACCAGTTGTGGCATTGGTCAAATCTGCTCTTAGCAATTCGAATCCGCCGCGTGAACGTCCGTCCATCAATACTAGTGTGTTTTTTACTGAATCATAGAAAACGGACCCGCTATCAAACGCTTGAGTACCCAAAAAATCAGGGTCGGTTGGTCTTAATCTAATTGATGTAAGCTGGCTCATTCGTGAACATTCCTTTGTTTTTATATTTAGCCGCGTTTAGTTCATAACTTGTTTGCTATGAGGGGGACCTCAATAAATACTACTATAACTAATAACACCTTCAAAAAGCATAGAAAAATGACTATTTTTAATTTGACATCAGTACCAGTATATCAAAATACAACTAACTATATCCCAACTGATGTCGAGATAGATGCTGTTAAACAGTTTAAACTTCAAAGCAATGACTTTAATTATTTTTCAAAAGATTTTAATGTACTAGCGCATGAAAACTTATCAGGTATACAGCAACTAATTAATGCTCACTTGTTAGATTATCAACGTAATGTGTGCGGAATTGAAATTCAACAATTTTACATTACTGATTCCTGGATTGCAATAACCCCGCCTGGCGGAAAACACATTGTACACAATCATCCTAACTCGTTGCTTAGTGGAGTATTTTATTTCAGCGTCCCGGAGCATTCATCTATAAATTTTTATGTAGAGTCACTAATCTTTAAAAATTTTAAGTTTTGTTTTGATTACACACTATCAACAGAGCACAATAAACAACTAGTAAATGTTCCTGTACAACAATCAGATATTGTCATTTTCCCGTCATGGGTTGATCACAATGTTGATGTCAATACCAGCGATCAAGCAAGAATTATCATTGGATTTAATTGTTTTGTACAGGGTAATTTTGGTAATGATCGTTACCCCACACGATTATTTTTAAAATAAACTAAGCTAGTTTAATTCTAAATAACATTCGTCAAAGCCAAACGATCCCCTAGCATATAAATTAAAAGCCAACGAGTACCTATCTTCGGTGCTGTTGTTTTTATCTACCTCGTGAAGCAAATGAGAGGGAAATAATATTATCGTTCCCTCTTTTGGTTCTAAGGTCCAAAAATCCGCGGTTATATGATTAACTTCGTTATAATCAAAAGTTGTAGATGCAGGAAACAGATTCACATATCCTTGATTTTTATAAAATCTAATTCGTCCAGAGTTTTCTGGGATTTTAAAATAAAGGCATCCAGAAATTAAACTATTAGTGTGTATGTGTGATTGCGCACAATCTTGTGGTTTATGTATATTGATCCAAGAATTCTGAATATAAAAATTAGTTCGATCACTAATTGATAATAAGTTCTTGATATATAATTTACAGTGTTCTTCTACCTGCTCTTTTAGATCTGCAAAATCTTTTCTAAGCAACACGTTTCTGTCAACGGTAATATTACCGTTTCCTGATTTCATCCTTTCAAACTCTAACAAGTCAATAAGTTGCATCCACTGGGGATCAACATCGATATGATTTTGATAAATTGGAATAGGCCATAGATTATGAACTTTAAATTCGGGCATTTATTTTTTCTCCAAAATATTTAGCACTATTAGAATTATGGTATTTTAAATTTACAAACATTTAATAACACCAAGACACAAAAGAATATCTTACTCCTGATGTAACAGGTTCAATTTTATGAGGGTATAAAAAATTTGAGGGAAATATAATAATATCGCCAGCGGACAATTTGATTATTTGATCTTCAAACATAACAAGTTCACCGCCTTGATAATTGTCATTTAACGCTGCCATTACTGTCAGTGTTGGTATCCCTCGCCTAGTTCCGTCAAACATGGTGTGTATGTGATCACAATGATTTTCCATTCTAGAATTTATATCATATCTGTTGTATCTAGGTTGTGTATATCCATGCCAACTAGTGAACCAACCATTTTTAAAATCAACAGATACATACAGTTGTAACAAGTTCCATATTGTATCCATTAAAAAATCAGTATCCTCTATTCGAGCTGTTGATACAGTTGGCTCGTGCTTGTGAACAATATGCCCGTCTTTTAAGGGGTTATAAAAAGAGTGAGTATCAAATTTAGCATGTTGCAATTGATTTATAATAGACTCACACTTATCGTTATCTATCGCATTTTTATAAATTTTTGCATAATATCTTAAATCAGTAATCATAGTGGTATTAATACTAGGTCAAACGATATAGATTTTCTCAAACCAGTAAATTCCATTGCTGGTACTTCGTGTTTAATATACGATGGAAATAAAATAATATTTCCATCTTCAATTGAAAGTAACCAGGACATGGAGTTGCTAGGAGTCCAATCATCTTGAGATTTAACTCCTAAAAAATGTCCAAGGCCGTCTGCTGGATTATATAATCCTATTTTATTTGACCCGGTGGGTACATGTACATAAAAAGTTCCGCTCATACTATAACCGTAATGAGCATGTACTGGGTGCTTATCACCGCTGGCCATTTCGTTTAACCAGACGTTCTGAACCTTAACTGTATGCGGTTTATTTTTATTTTCTTGTAAAAATTTTTCAGCTGACTGCTTAATATATTCTATTAAAGGCTGTGCCTCTGGTACATCTGTTAATTCCCATGTGACCGGCGCTTTATGTGGACAATATTCTCCCTTTAACGTAGTGTTAAAATATCCATTAAATCTTGTATCTTCTGGCCATATATCAAAAAGCGTAGAGCCTACAGAAATCATATCTATGTTTTTATCTACATACACTGTCGTAGGAAATAATTGTAAAATCATTGTTTGCTAGGAGTATAATTTGATTCTAGAGCATCAATGGGTTTAAAAGATTCAGATAACCCCATAATCGCTCTGCCGTCGTTGCGAATGTTGTATTGACCATTCAATTCATTATAATGTAAGAATAGTTGAGCATGATGTAATCCCCAGAACGGTTGCCTCCAATGGTCAATATCACAGCCCTTGTACATAATTGCATCTCCTGGTTTCATGTGGATTGGTAATTCCACTCCGTTGCTGTCAACAAACATTGGCCAGTCATAGCCAGGGTAAGTGTTTTGATCCACATTCGATACATCATATCCTAAACACACAGTAACTGAATATTCACAACTGGGTCTGTCTTTGTGACGTTTAAGCTCTGAACCAGTTGTGTATAGCCTGTAGTAACTGTAATTTGACATTAGAGGAACTTCTGCTATTTCTTGTACTTGTCCCAACGCAGTATCAACTAACGCATCAAAGATTGGGTCACCGTATCGACAAAAGTCGCCAGGAATCTGAGCATCTCCAAATGTTCCGTAATATTCATGATTGTTTTTTTCTGGAAATTGTTCTTCAATATATGCTAGTCTTGCAACTGATAATTTAACATGGTGGTACAACAAACTTGTTGTTTCTTTACTGATAAAATTTTCAAGTTTTACCCAGCCTGTGGTTTGAAAAAATACAGATGCTGGATTAGGCTCGTTATTTTTTTCAAAGCTCGGAGATTCCTCCATCTTTTTTAAAACAGTTGCTTGCTGATCTGCGGTTAATTCATTCCAATTCGATATTATATGATTCATAACTAGTCCTATTTAAATGGTGGGCCCAGTGCCCACAGTACTAACGAATACCGTGTTCCCTGGGTAACTGGTGTTACTTGATGATAGATAAATGACGGGAAAACAATTAAAGATCCTTGGGGTGATATTTCTGTACACTCATGAAATCTTTTAGTTTCCTGCGGCCCAAAATCAAAATTTAAGATGCCGCCTTCGTAGTCAGCGGGCACATTAAGATTTAAAGTCATACTTAACTTTCTAATTTTTCCCACATGATTAGGATTTCTCGTGTGAGTTAGCGGAGGCTTGCCATTTTTATCCAATGGAGTTATTCCGGGTACAAATCTTTTTAATTTGCTAGCATTGTCCGAGCCTCCATCAATATGCCATCCATAAAATCCGCCTGGTTTATAAACTGTAAATTGAAAAACTTCCGAACTGTCAATATCAAACTTCCAGCCTGCTTGTTCATTAGCAGAATGTATATATGGAGTTATAAGATCAAATATCCATTTATCGGCTAGCCACGCAACTTCGCTATCTCGCACGTATGTCATTTCTTTAGCATCCAAAGCAGATACATTTTTTTCTAAAGCAAACTCTTGTACAGTTTTGTCTTGTAACGATATCGCATTGGCCTTTGACTGTTTTTCCATAGCGCCGGATGTAATACCGTTGGTATCTAATCCTTGCTGTTTATTACGTTCTAACTGGGCCAGACCGCAATCAATAATTCTTTGACAATCGTTGGATGATATTACTTGATTAAACCAATAATAAGAATTTTTTAAATTCATTACTTTTTATCCTTTAATAGCATTTTTCTCTTTTCTGGAAACCACAATATATCAATTCCACTGCTGTTAAATGTTTTGGTAGCATCGTTAGGGGCTTCAACTAATGCCTCGCCTGCCAAATTAAAGCTAGTGTTCAACAACACTGATACCCCTGTAATTTTTTTAAATTCAGTTAATACATTGTGAAAATGTGGAATTGATTCGTCAACAGTTTGTATTCTACACGATCCATCAACGTGAACCACTCCAGGTATAATATTTTTCTTCTCTTCCTTCACCTGAAAAGATACAGTCATAAATGGAGATTCAGTTAAGCCATGTGTTTCAAAATATTCTTGAACATCAGCTTTGAGGACTGATCCGGCAAAAGGTCTATACCATTCACGATTCTTAACTTTATTAATTATTTTTTTAGACTGTAAATTTCGTGGATCAAATAAAATTGATCTATTTCCTAAAGCACGTGGTCCTGCTTCAGCTTGACCATTATACACTGCTACAATTTTGCCTTGTGACAGTAAGTTTGCTATGTCAGTTTCATTAACATCAATACCATCAATTTCGTATTCATAAGGTATATGATTAAAAAATAAATTATCAAGCGGTTTAATAGCAGTATCTCGTGTTTCGTTTCTATAAACATAAAATGCTGAGCCAATACTGTTGCCAGTGTCATCTGATATTGGCTCAAAGAAAAAATTAACGTTGGGTAAATTTTTAACAAAGTATTCATTGGCAACTACATTCAAACCGTATCCGCCAGTGATACACACGTTATCTATTCCAGTTTCTTCTACTTTTCTTTTTATCAGCGTTAATAAAGATTCTTGCGTTTGTTTTTGAACCTGATACGCATAATCAGCATAGAACTGATAATCGTCCTGAGGAACTGGTTTATCTTTAGGCAGAATTTTCTTTGAATGCTCTTTAAAAAAACAAGGATACGCATAATCAAAATCTTTGTAATGAGAAAACAAAGAACTTATGGGATTGTTGTCAGCATCAAATAATGATTTAAATGGTCGATCCGTGCCGTAGGCAGCTAATCCCATGGTCTTTCCATTTTCTAAAGGATGTTGTCCAATTAAAGTTGTTGCTGATTCATACACTTTAGCAGTGTTTAATGTGCCGCTACACTGAGCTTCGCATTGCGGCCATGCTTTTGTTAGTTCTTCAATAAGTTCAAAATTATCAAAATCGTAATCTGATCCTACGTTAAATGCCCAGTATGATTTATATACAGGAGTAAATTTATTTGGATATTCAGCTATAAAAACACTCTCGCCTTCTCTTATGCTGTCATTGAACTTTGCGCCAGCACGATCAACAACAACTACTAGTGATTTGTCAAATCCGCTGTCATAAAATGCAAGACTGGCATGTGCTAAGTGATGATGCTCACAAAATCTAATAACTTTAGCATTTGTATATTTTTTAATAACGTGTTCTAAATATTTGTTATGTTCGTCGTCACCCGTAGGTGAGCAAATTACCACTAAATCGATCTGACCTTTGGCAATTCTAAATGCTTCCATTAAAGATTTAATTGGGAGCCAATCTCTTTTATTGCGAGTAAGTCGTTCTTCCTTGCAGAAATATTCAATTTTTCCATCGTTAACAATAACTACACTGCTGTCGTGGAAGGGTGCTATGCTCAATATACGCATGTTTATTTTAAATTGTTAACCTTTTGCACTAGACGATTGATAAACCCATCTAAAAAATCTAGATCTGCTTGAAACGCAATAAATGGCACTTTTATTTTGTTTTGTTTCTCGTCAAGTGACATTCTAAATCCTTGTACATTTGGTGCTATTGGCTCATCTTTAGTCAATTGATACCATAACGTGTCTTCAATTTTCATCATTGGTATTTCTTCTAAATTGAATCTAGTGTTGATTTCTTCAACTATCATATCGACAGGAACTTGTTTTCTATTTTTTAAAATACTAAGAATTTCTGCAATTAGTAATTTATCTCGTTCTGTAATTGATCCGTAGTCGTATCCTGGGGTGATATCCTCACCTGTTACACTTGATGTTGCTAAACCGTTACCCATTATTTTCTCCTTATTTGGTTGCTCTAATTATTTCTAAATATTGTTTGTGAGTTAAGAACGGTTCGTTCTTATATCGCTGTACTTCTTCTTCAAAAATCTCAGATATACCTTGTTTGTAGCTAGTATTTAAACTTTCATATTCCTTACGAATTGATTCTTGATTTATCAGTTTCAATCCGTGCATTACCATTATGAAGTTTCGCTCGTAGAACATTACATATTTCGAATTGTTTGTAAAATCTTCTTCTATGGGCAATCTATTTTTCCATAATTCTAACTTTGCTAGCAACGACTCAGGTACTGAAATAGATTTTAAATCCTTCCAAAAATCTGTGTCTGTTCTGTTGGTCATATAGTGTAAGCAAACAAAATCTCTAATATTATCTGTGATAGAATTGATTTGTTTGTTAACAAATTCTATAGTTTTATCATTGTAATTGGGCAAATTGTGCATTAACAAATATGCCTGTTGAATCGACGATCCAATGGAACTTGCTTCTAACGGTTCTATAAAATTGGCAGACAGTCCAACGGCTACACAATTTTTAATCCATGGGCGATCTAATGCGCCGGGATCGAAAGTAATATGTTTAGCAATATCAATTGTTTTACCAAAGTCTCGTTCCAATTCTTCATGTGCTCGATCGGGTGTTACGTAATCACTGTCGTAGATATATCCGTTGCCGTGACGTCCGAATACAGGAATATTAAATCTCCAGCCGTATTCCATAGCAGTTGCAGTGGTGTAACAGTTGTAATTTTCTGTATCGCCGGTAGGAAATACCATTGCGGCTTTTGGCTTCAAAAACTCTTTATAGGATTGCCATTTGGCTCCTAACTTAGAAATTAATAATTTTTTAAAGCCAGTACTGTCAATGAAAAAATCAGCGTGATATTTTTTATTTTCGCTGAATATATATTCAATTTCGCCTTGATCGTTTAGTACAGAATTGACAATGTCATCGTCAATTACTTCGATATCTCTTTCTTTGGCTTTGTTTGTTAAAAATTCGTTTAGTTTAACTGTGTTGAAATGATATTGATTTACTGGAGACGTGCGATTAACAGCATGGTGTTTTGGCACTTTGTTTTCCAACATTTCTTGCTGTACCATATCAAAAGGTTTGGCACCTTCTGCTATTGATTTCATATAGCCAACACGCAATTGACCTAGAGATTGATCGTACGGTGATGTTACACTGTGTAGATAATCTTGATCGCCCCAGCCTTTAAAAAATATGCCGCATTTGAGTGTGGCATCACACTTTTTGATTACTTCTGCGTGATCAATACCTACAAAGTTTAAAAAATCAGACCAGTGCTCAGTGGAACCTTCTCCCACACCGATTATGCCAATGGTACTGGAATGTATTAGTTTTATGTTGATATTGGCGCCAAACTTTTGTTTTAATATCAACGCAGTGACATATCCGGCTGTGCCACCGCCAAGAATTACAATTGATTTAATAGTTTTCATGCGAGTATTTACCCATGAATAACCAGCCCGTAGGCTGGTTATGAATACAATACCCAAACTGTTAGTATTTTACAATAACAATTCCGCTGCCGCCTGGATCTGTGGTGTTTACGCCGCCTGAAGCTGATCCGCCACCGCCACCGCCACGGTTTGCTTCACCGCCATAGCCACGAGATGAACTGGGTGATGGGCCAGGGTTAGTGCTGTTGTGGGCAGTTCTGTTGCCAGAACCACCACCACCATTGCCGCCCAATCCTTGACTACCTGATACTCCGCCGCCGTGCTGTCCACCACCACCACCGCCTGCATAAAATACACTTGATCCTGAAATGCTGTAAGCTCTGCCTACGCCACCGTTACCTGCGTGTGGGCCTGGAGCACCTTGTCCGGCGCCGCCTGCGCCACCGCCACCACCACCTACCCAGTTTGGATAGCCAGGGCCTGGAAGTCCGTTGCCGCCAGGGTTTCCAAATCCGTATGTGCCAGAAT